ATATCCGCGTTCGTCGAGGGCCTCCGCCGCCGGTGCACGAACCGCGGGATCGATTACGTCCAGCTCGACACGTCCGTCGCGTTCGTGTAAACGAGCGGAATGATTGGCAGTGGAGCCGGGGAAAGCGGGATTGGGCGGGATTAGACGGTAAGGGGCGGGACACAACGAGTTAGGGCGAGGGACGGGGGGATTGCGAGGCGGGTTACTGCCAAACCTGCGTTTTCGACATGGCGAGGCGCGAGGAATGCGCCCAGGCGGCCCAGGATGGCGCAGGCGCGCCGTTTGAGGCGGATCGCGGCGCGGAGGGCGAGCCCAAAGGTGGACCACGACGTCGCGGCCGTCGAAACGCCTTCGAATGGCGTAGTTACGCCGTTTGAGGGCCATTCGAAGGATTTGCGCGTGCATGTCATCATTTTAGTGGTCCACCTTGCCATAACTCATTGAGACTCAGCCTATTAGCGCATATTTAGTCCCAAAAGGTGGTCCAAACGCGTGGTCCACCTTTTGTGAAAATAATCTTAATTTTGTCGCGCAACGATCTTTTTCCGGGCCGGTTTTGCGGCCTCATCGGGCTCGACGCCGAGCGCCTCGCGGAGCTCCGTGATCGCGGCCTTCCACCTGGCGTGGATCGACTGCCGCGAGCAGCCGAGCGCGCTTGCGATCCCGTCGATTGACGTCCCGCCGATGTGCGTCTTGACGATCATCTTGGCGAAGTCGTCGAGCGTCTCCACCGCGAGGTTCAACCGCGCCTGCATCGAGCGACCGATCGGCGGCGCCGACGTGCTCATCCACAAGTCAGCAAACCGTTTCTCGATGCGGACCCCGTCTCGCAGGAGTGACTCCAGGCTCTGCACCTGGACTCGGCCGAGGCGCGACGTCACCGACCGGTACGTGACGTGGAGCCTCGTCGCCGCGGTGACGGCGCTACGCGCGCAGTGAAACGCGTACGTCGTAGGCGCGCTCTGGACCTTACGGTATCGGCGATGAAACCGCTCTCTCGCGACCGCGTACGCGTCCCACATGAATTCATCGCTCAGGATAGTCGCGCGGTCCGCAGACGATCCCTGCCACCTCTCGGCGACGTCCCTGCACCTCGCGGCGACGGCACGCGCGATCATCCGCTGGCGCGGAGAAAATCCTTTGGCCGTCTCGCAGAAATGTCTCAGTTGTATCCCGCTCAAGCGATCCCCCTCGCATCGTTGTCCTGTGCCACGCAAATGCTGATCGCGGCCTCCCGGTCAGGGCCGGCCTCGACGCGCCTCATGTGGACAGGCCGACCGGTCAATGCTTCCAAATATTTTTGCAAGTTGACCGCCATCTCTTCCTCGAACGTACGCGCGGAATTATTGTACGCGGCGGCATCATTGCGCCGGCAGTTGAGGCGGCGCATGTAATCCTCCGCGAGCGCTCTTTCTCCCTCGCCGCGCTCGCCGCGCAGCGCGTCGCTCACGACCTTGCGAATCGCCTCCTCGTCGGTGCCGTCGTAGACGTCCTCGCCGGCGAGGTATCTATCGGCGCGGTCCTTTGCCGCGGCCAGGCGCTCTAAGCGGTCGACCTCGGAGATCGCAGCGCGGACCGCGCGCCGCCGCAGCGCGATAGCCACAATGCCCGCCGCCGGCAAGAGCACGAGCGCCGCGAGAGCGAATACGATCATCATCAGATTATCCCTCCAATAAACGCAGGGCTTCCCGCAGGCCGGCTTCCAGTGTGGAGCTCCGCTTCCGACCTTCAACGAACGGCCTAATATAGTTCGCGGCCTTGACGAGTCGGCCACGTAATTCCTCGGCCTCGGCGGTCTTGGTTTGCAACGCCAGAGCGCGCTTGGCATCGCGCTTCTCCCTCTCAGAGCACGGGATGCAGAGTCGTGCTCCTATAGGGGTAGATCTACCACAATTATCGCAGCCCATCGATCCTCCCTTCTTGTCCTCTGTATGCTCTGTATCCTGCGTGGTGAAGCATTACAACTCCGCCACCTTGCCCACGAGCCATTCGACCTGCCCGCGCAGCTCGTCGATATAGTACGCGATGCTGTCATGCAGGTGGCCGGTCTCGCAGGCGAGACGATGAACGTTATTTAAGGTACGCTCCACTTCAGCCAGCATCGTTTCGAACTGCGCGCGCTGCTCAGCCGTAGCGCGTGCTGGCACCTTAGGCAGGTGCTCCTCAATCTCTTCCTCACGTTCAAGCGGCACGAGCTCCTCCTTTCTCCGGCGATGCATGCATCGCCCCTACAGTGTGTTCGCCTGCGTCGGGATCACCCCTACAGTTTTACGGGAACGCCCACGCAGGGCAGCGTTATTGCCGAGCTCGGCGTGACGACGAGGGGATCGCCGACGTTGAGGCCGATCGCGTTCCACGCCATCGCGCAGTTCACCGAGCACACGCCGTTAATCGCGACCGGAGGGATCGCCCACGACGCCGGCAGATGGAGCGCTTTGAGCCACCACGCCCACGTCGCGTACCAGCCGAGGGCGATCATCTCGGGGACGTCGTACCACATACCGAGACGATTGGTCCACCAGTCGCACAGGCCATATCTTTGGCCGTAGGTCAACGCCTCCGCGAGCGGCAGCAACCACACCGTGCCGGCACGCGCCGCGAGCCAGGAGTCGGCGGGGGCTGTGACCTGGAGGCGGGGCCAGGTCATTTCGAAAACCTTGCCGACGCCGCGGTCGTTCACGTACATCGCCATGTGGCTCGGCCTCGTCCCGTCCGGGAGACACCCGCCGCACTCCTCGATCTCGATCGCTTTCGAGATCGCGTCGTTGCCGACGACGAGAAGCGCGTCGCCGGATTTGAGTACGTACACCTTAATTCTCCCTTTCTCGCTCATGGAGCGCGGTGAAGTATTTCCTCATCTTAGCGTTGGCCTCCGCGGGTGTCAGCGGGATCGCGCCCTGCGCGATCGCGAGAAGGCGCTTGCGCGGCGTCAGATCGTAGTGCGGAAGCGACTGCGTAGGCGGTCCCTGATACCACGAGCGCAACAAACAGATCGCGTCAGCCATGTGATGCAGCTCCTCCAGGTCGTCAAGCGTCTCGACGAACATGTGGCACGCCTGCTTGTATTTCCACTTGGCGCTCTTGTAGATCTCTGTATCGAAGAGCTCGTCTACGTAGACGGCCATTAGTCCTCCTTTCTCGGGCGATGCATGCATCGCCTCTACGGCAAGTCTATTTCAAGCGTCTCCTGTACGCGCACGCGTTCGATCGCGGCAGGCGACAGCGCGCCATCACGATCTCCTGGTGCTGATAAGGACACGTCCCGGCCTTATTGCAGTACTGCCTCGGCGCTTTATGATTTGCCACGTCTTCCTCCTCTCCCTTCCTCTGTGTCCTCTGTGTCCTCTGTGGTGAGGATCTATTTCTCTGTGGTGAGGATCTATTTCTTCCACGTCATCCCTCTCTCTTCTTTCTCGAGCGTCGCCTTCGTGCATCTGCCGTCGTAGAACTTTGTGAGATTTGACATGTAGTCCTTCGGCACGACGAGGTTGGCCCACGTCACGCCTGCCGTGAGCGATGCCTGCGGCAGACAGCCCTGGTAGGCGACGCAGCGGCAGAGGGCCATGTCGAGGCGCCAGCTTTTCTGGAAGCGCACCGTCACGATCGTGCGCGGGACGTCCGGGACGATGGACGCGAGCGCGGCGGTCACGGCTGCGGCGCCGCTCGCCGTCGAATCGACGAGGCGGTCGGTTCCCCAGGCGATGCGGCCCTCGAAGCACGAGGCATACGTCTCGGCCTGGGCGAGCGCCGCGGCGTCGACGGGGTTGCCGTCGCTATCGACGGGCTGGACACCGAAGCACATCGGCTTGCCGTAGTAGTAGCTAAGCGCCTTGAAATAGAAGACGTCCGCGGGAAACCTCGTCGGCCCGGTGACGTTGTAGAACGTCATGATGCCGTCGAACGCGGAAAAGTAACCCTGCCCCTGTACGTCCCAGGGGCAGGGGCCAGTGAACACTTTTAGTCCAAGCGCACGCGCCCGCTGCGCGACCCCAACGGTCGCCGCGGTGCGGGGCACCTCGCAGTCGATGTTGACGCCGAAGCGATTCGGCTCCCGCACCGCGAGCCAGGACGTGATCTCGGCCGTCGACCAGTTGCCGGTCTTGATCTCATATATATAAGGATGATCAAGGCCGGTGTACCGCCCGCTCCACGCCTGGTACCAGGCGATGCCCGCGGTCTTGTACCAGGCGCGCGAGTCGGCGTCCGAGCCGTACTTCCAGACGCCCATGCCGGCCGGCCAGGGCGACTGCGCCGTGAGAGCTGGGCCGCCCGGCGCGGTGGACTGGATCGTCGCGGCGGCCGAGAACGCGCGCGGGTGACTCAGGAAAGCAAGCCACACCACGGCGATAATGAATGTCCACGAGACGATCATGAAGACGCCGATAGGGGCAACGACGGAGCTGCCCCTCGGCCGCGGTTGCATTGTCATACATCACTCCTTTGCGTCCTCTGTGTCGGGCGACGCATGCGTCGCCCCTACAGCTTCTTCCCACGCTACCTTCACATTCCAGGCGGCCGGATGTCCTTCGCGGCAGTAAATGAAAAAGAACGCCAGCATCTCGTGCCCCGGATCTCGCGGCGCTCGCACGGCGCCGTGACGTCCACGACGCGCCCGCATACGCGGCACGTGGCCGTCCCTACATACATCCTCACGCACTCACTACTACCTTGCCGTCGGCAAAGCCTTACCCAAAGAGTCCGTTACGCCGGCACCTTGTACTTCGCGATCACGGCGAGCAGTTCATCGAGGCCGTCGAGATGTATATGGACGCCGAGCCTTCGCTCTGTGAACTCCAGCGAAACGGCCACCGAGCCCTTGTGCTTGACATAGGTCGCGAACTCCTGCATCAGGCTGCCGGGCATGCGATCCGCGTCGGCTGCCGGCGTGTCCCCGCCTGGCGTCAGACGCGCTCCCGCGGCCGCGGCTGGCGCCGTCTTCCCCGAGGCCGGCGCGAGCCAGCGCCCGGACTGGCCGCTCATGAGCTTGCCGACGAAGCGCCTCGCGTCGCGCGCGAGGATCGTGTAGGCGCGAGAGTCGATCACCCCCGCGGCCTTCGCGAGCGCCTCGGTCGTGATAGCCTCGTCCTCGCATGTGTGCTGGTTGAGCACGGCCTGGAGCTTCTTGATATCCGCCTCCAACCTCTCTGCCCTCTTTCCCATAGCATCGTCTCCTTTCTCGGCCGCGTGTTGCGGCTCATCGGGCGACGCGTGCGTCGCCCCTACAACGTCCGCGGCAGGAACATCCTCCCGCGGGATTTCAAACGTCAACCCGGTTGTGGGGATCGCATCCACAGCCTCCGCGGGCGGACCGTCCGCCCGCGCGGGCGAGGCATGCGTCGCCCCTGCAGAGCGCAGCGCCTCGTGGCGCGCCTTGATCTCTGCCAGTCGCCGCGCGCGGTCCTCGGGCGTCGTGAATTTATCGTGCGCGGCCTTGCCGGCGAACACCGGCCGGCGAAAGCTCTTCTCCTCGTGGATATCCATGTCGGGGCCCAGCGCCGCGCGCAGGCGCGCGATGACGTCCTCGACGTGCCCGGCGTCGACGTCGACGATGCGGAGCTTTCCCGCCTCCATGATGAGGAATCGCCCCTCGCAGTGCGTGGCCTCGACGCTCTTGCCCGGAGCGACGTTGCCCGGCGCGTGGAACGCGACCTCGCCATGGCCGAATGCGCCGTCGACGCGCTTGAACTGAAACACCGGCCGCCACGCGCACGCTGCCGGCGCGCCGCGCGGTCGCGACCCCTCGGCATCGACGCCCTTGTCCGCGATCCTGTTCATGGGTGAAACGTTCATGAGAAGATCCTTTTAGCCAGAAACGCACAGGTCCTCGACGCTCACGGAGCGGCGGATCAGGGTACGCGACGCCATGAGTATCTGCCAGATACGCGACTGGGTTATCCCCTCGTGCTCGGCGATCTTCTCGCAGGACATGCCGTCGCGATAGAACGCGATCATTACCCTGCGATTCCGCGCCGTAAGGCAGCGCGTTATGTTGCTCCAGAAGTCCGCTCGCAGCGCGGAGCCCTGCGGACTGCCCGAGGTCGTGTCCTCCACGGACTCCGACAGAGGGCGCGATTTCTCGCGCTCGCCCGTGGTGCAATACGAGAGGCTTAAGGGATCGTCCAGCTCCGTGCCCCGATAGAACTTCTCGAAGTCAGCGCGATCCAGGCCCAGCTCGGCCGCGAGCTCATCGTTTGTCGCGGCAAAGCCCGTGCGCTCCTCAAAGGCTCGCTCGGCCCGTACGCGCAGCTTTCTCCGCGAACGCTGAACGCGACTCAGGCGGTCCTCCTTCCTCATCGCGTCCTGCATCTCGCCGAGCATTCTCGGCGTGGCAAACGTGAGGAACCGGTTGCCGTTGTCGGGCCTGAACGCCGTGATACTCTGCCATATGCCTACGAGGCCGGCCGCTATCAGGAAGTCTCGTTCAACGCCAGGCCAGTGCCGCTCGGCGAGGTAGGCGGCGTAATGCGCGTAGTGTCGCACGAGGTCGTTAAGGGCGCCCTGCGTCCTCGTGACCGTGTACGCTTCCCAACACGCGCGCTCTCTGTCTGTCCTGCTTCGCACCGCGTTACCTACGCTACAGTGTTAGGTCGCGTCGGCGACTCTTGGGACGCAGTCCGCGCGGCGGATATAGAAGTGCCCGCAGCGCAGGCGCGTCGTGCGAAGGAGATCTCCTCCGCGCCAGTGATACCAGACGTCCGTCGCGGTCCGGTGCATAAACGTGATCCTGTATCGCCGCCGCACCCTGTCCGCGATGAACTCCGTGATGCTCGCGTAGCCGTCCATTCAATTAAGTCCTTAGTCCGTAGACTGTAGTCCCACATCTTCGCGGGCGTCGATCTTCGCCTGCCCTGCGCGCCTGGCAAGCTCCGTACGATCGACGAGCTCCTCTATATCCCACGCCTTATTCGCGCTAACGCGGAGTCCGGCGAAGGCGGCGAGGCCAAGCGCCGGCGACATCTTTGCTTGCGAGCGCCGTCGACGCATCTGTCTAATCATCGAGCTCATAGCCGACCCCTTCTTCAAATGCCTCCGACGAAAAGCCCTTGTCGCGGCGAGTATGCGTCGCCGTTTCGGATGAAGCCGGCAGCCTCCATCTTGCGGTCGTAGATCGCCATGCGCCGGCCGTCCATCTCGATCCGCTGCTTGAGCGAGCGCCGATACTCGCGCGCCTCCTCAACGGTCTCCGTCACGAAGTACCCGCGCTCCCAGGCCGCGACGGGCATGCCGGGGAAGAACTCAAAGCTCTCTGAGATGATCTCGCGGACCTTCGTCCCCGCCTCGTCCCCAATACTCGTCGCCAGCGCGATCGCGCCCGCGGTGATCGACCGCGACTTCTCGCGGTGCGAGGCCAGGACCGCCCAGATCTTCTCGGCGTCAGTTGTCTCAGGCATCTGCTTCCTCCTGCGGTCCTCTGTGCTCTCTGTGTCCTCTGTGGTGAAGCATTCTGTTTCCACCACAGAGCGGCTCCGCCTTCACAGAGTGGCGCGTCCTGCGCCAGTCACAGAGGGAACCACATCGTTCTTGCCATGCTTTACCAAATACTGCAGCGCGTCTATGACCTTCGACGCCTGCGCGCGCGTAAACCATGCGGGGCGCTCCGCCGCGCCGGCCTTACGGAAGATCCCGCGCGCGTAGTCACTGCCCGCGTCGAGGTGGAGCGTATGCAGCAGCTCCGCGATCATGAACTGCTGCTGATTGGTGGCGGCGCCGGGGCCGGTGGGCGCCGCCACCTGTTTGCCTGGCTTCACGTAACCCATCTGACCGAAGCGCTTCATCAGCGCCTCGAACCCGTGATTGTCGAGATTCTTCGACGTCTCCACGCCGAACTCCGCCCGCAGCATCGCGCGGTAGTCCTCGTCGGCGAGCTTGATATCCCTGATCGCCTGGTGGACCGTGATGAGCTGGGATTTGGAGAGCGGCATGGTTAGCCTTTCTCGGGGACGTCCCGACTCGTCGGGATCGCCCCTACAGTGGGACCCACCGACGCTGGACGGCAGTAATGGCACCCGTCGCATTCACCGTTGCGCGGGGTCTCGCCGGTTAGACCTTCAGCCAGCACATAGTCCTTGCACCCGTAGTCCTGCCACACTGGCCGACGATCGAGGGCACAACGGGTCGATATGCTCTCGTCGGGACAGGACTGCGTGGTCTCTTGCGCGAGCACATCCGGACCCGCCGACCGGACCGCTGCGATCTCTGCCTTGTGCCTGTCGAGGATCTCTTTCAGCGTCGAGGCGAATGATGCGGCCGTCAGGTGCTGGCGCTGCGGGTTGCCGCTCCACCAGGCGTCGAAGACCGTCTGGATGTCCGAGAGCGCCACGGCCAGCTTGTGGACGGGGTGTTCCGAGCAGGTGAACGCGTGCGCCTTGGCCTCCTCGTCGCCGCAGAGGATCTCGACGCCGCAGAACTGGCAGCGACGGTTTTCTACGTTGCCGCCTTTGAGGAAATCGCATATATGCTCCAACGCGACGACGAGCGCACCCTCGGAAAACGCCTCCGCGGCCTCCGGGTGCGCAGCTATCTCCTCTTCGCGACCGCGCAGCCACAGTATGAGCGCCGCGAGTTGCGATACCCTCGTCTCCTGTGCTTTCTGTACCACCGCATGTCTCCTTTCTCTTGCGACACCAATGGGCGAGGCATGCCTCGCCCCTACAGGGAAACCGTGACCTCGCCGAGGTCGACGTAGAAGTTGTCCTCGGCGGCTGCCTTGCAGCCGATACTTTTGAGCGTGTCGGCGTCGAGCTTCGCGATCGCCTCCTTGTCGAGTTCTTCCTTGAGGCGGATGCAGTGCGCGAGCGCCGCGCCCCGGGCCTTGATCGCGTCGAGGACGTATTTCACCGTGCGAACGACCTTGAGATACGATGCCTTCCGCAGGCCGACGACGCCCAGGGGAAGGCGCTTCGAACGGCCTTCGAGCTCCGTTTCGTGGGAACGCGTGAACGCCTCCAGGCCCGCGAGTATCTCCGCCTCGGCGCTCACGTATGGGTCGGCCGCGACGGTCGAGGCGTAGACCATGGCGTCGATCTCGCGCTGCGCGTTCGTCTGGATGCGCGCTATCTCCTGGCGCGCGCACGCAAGCTCGGCCAGGGCGCCGTTGGCCTCGTCCCAACTCAGTATCACCCGCGCCGGCGGCGTGACTTTTCTCTTTGCCATATTCCATCCCTTTCTCTGCGAGTCCTCTGTGTTCTCTGTGTCCTCTGTGGTGAAGCATTCTCTTTCCACCACAGAGCGGCTCCGCCTTCACAGAGTGGCGCGTCCTGCGCCAGTCACAGAGAAGAGCCTAAGAAGTTCTTCCCTTGTCCGCACCGACGAGCACGAGCGCGTCGTCGAGCTTCACGTCTGACCCTTCGTCAACCGCCTCGTCCGCGGCGGCGTGATATGCGCCGGCGAGGGCGGCGCATTTTTCGATGTGCCGCTCCAGCCGCGCCTGGTCGTAACCGCCGCAGAACTCCTCGGCCAGGACGAACACCTCGTTGGCCGTTCCCGCGACCGCGTCGGCGAAGCGCCTCTGCACGCCCTCATAGGCGCAGGTCTCCGTCGTCGCGAGCGCGGCCCGCAGCGCACGCACGTCGACCACGAGATCGTTGAGCTTCTCGTGGACGGCGGCCGCGCGCATGAGGAGTATTCGCCGCAGCGCCTGCTCCCTGCGCACGCCCTTGTGCGACTCCCTCGATCGAACCTGACTTCCCCCGTTCAATGAACCCTCCTTTCTCGGGCATCCCAACTCGTCGGGATGGCCCCTACAGCGCAAAGACCATTGCCACCACGGCCCACCACAGCGCGACGACGGCCAGGCCCGCGGCATAGCCGACGATGAATTCCTTTGCGGTCACAGTCCCCTCCTGTAAGCGAGTGCCTTCTCAATGAGGCCCTTGGTAATCGGCCCGTCCTTAACGAGCTCGAGCGCGAGCGACGCGGCCATCTCGACTGAGCGGTACCCGCCCTGGGCGCGGGCGACCTCGGCGAGGAGGTTGGCGGCGTCGGGGGCGAGGTCTCTTCCTTTCAGGATGGCGCGCGCCACGTCGACGGCCTCCTCGTGCGTGACCTCGGAGGCGTCGAACCTGCGGATGATCCCGCAGCGCGAGCGGATCTGGGCGAACCACTCGGTGTCCTTCGACTGGACCATCTGCGTGTGGAGCATCGGCACGCCCGCGAGGACGAACCCGCAGCGCGTCTGGTCGTGGATATACTGGATGAGGGCGATCGACATAGGGCCCAGGAAGTGCGCGTCGTCAAAGACGATGAAGGCGCTGGCGTCCCGGAGCTCGTCGAGGAGGTCCTTCTGCACGGTCGTGATCCGGTCCCTGGAGGGCACGCCGAGTCGATAGGCGATCTCGCGCGTGAGGAACCCCTTGCCCGTGTGCGTGGGTCCGAGGCCGATATAGTGCGCGTTGGGGCTCTCGGCGCAGTATTTCTTCAAGGCCGTGGTCTTGCCGACGCCAGCGCCGCCGATGATGAGGCCCCCGCGGCCGCGCTTGTGCGCGTAGCGGCACACCGTCTGCACGCCCTTGTAGACGGCGGTCTCGACCGTGTCGCCTTCGAGGAACTCGACGCCGCCGCGCTCCTGGAAGTTGAGCCACCGGCGGATCTTGGGCAGGACGAGCGTCCCCGCCCCCTCGTACTTGCCGCTGAAAAGCTCCGAGAGCGTAGCGGCGCCGATGCCGATCTTCCTCGCGAGTTGCGCGTTCGAGAAGCCCGACGTGTCCCGGTGCTCCTCCAGGCGCTTGATGATCTCGCGTTCCTCTTGTGTGAGTTCGCGCTTTACCAAGTCCGTCTCCTTTCTCGTTGACCGCCTTAGCCCGCGTTGGCGAGCGCGTTCCCGAGCTCATCGTCGAGCGCGCTCATGTCCTGGGCGTTTTGAGACGCGCGCGACCGTGCTTCTGTCGGGGTCGGCGCGTCCTTATCGATTCCGTATTTCCAGTCGACCCGCGGCGCGAGGGATGCCGCCGCGGCCTTGCGGGCGCGGCGCTGCGTGGCGAGGGCCTTGCCCACGTCGGCGCGCGTGACGCCGTCGAGCTCGCTTCGCTCGACGGTCGCGATCTGGCGCCCGTCGACGTCGAATACATGTACCCGCGAGAGGTCGGCCGAGTCGTACCGCACGATGACCGTCTCGCCCAGGTGCGTGTGAAGCTCCGCGTTCCAGTACCAGAGGTCCCCGAAGAGCGAGACCCCGTTCCTCTTCACCGTCTGCGGCCGAGCCTGGCGCAGCGCCATAACGGAGAGGGCGGAGGAGTCCACGCGGCGCGCGGCGTCCTGGCCGAGCGCGAACACCTGCTCCGGCGTTCGGCGCTTCATGCCGCGACCGGCGTGGACGCGCTTGTGGTACCAGTCGATCCACTCGGCGAGGCGCGAGATCACGTCGTGGATCGATGGACACTCCGAAGGATGCGCCCAGTAGTAGGCCGCCGTCTCGGGGCGATTGGTCGGCGAGTTCCCGCAGTATGATTTCCACTCGCGAGAGAAGCGATTGGCGAGGGTTTTGAACGACCGCTCGACGCGTTTCGCGCGGGCATTGTATGGCAAGCTGAAATGCACCTCGATCCCGAGCGCCTCAGTCATGGGCTGGACCTTGCCCTCCTCTAACCGCGGCTTGCCGAACTGGCGACGTCCGCCGCCGGAGACCTCCTTCGAGGAGAAGTCCTTTCCGTTGTCCATCCAGCCCTGCCAGGGCGCGCCGTATTTGCGGACGCCGCTCGCGAGCGTCGCGAGGATGGAGTCGGTCGACGGCTTCGCGCAGACCTGCCAGCCCGCGACGAACCGCGATGCGACGTCGAGCGCGAAGGTCACCCACAGGCGGCAGGGCTTGCCGTTCTCGTCGCGGCAGTAGAAGTCGAGGAGGTGATGGTCGAAGACCCACTGGTCGTTGGCGCGCAGCGCGGAGCGGTCGGGCAGGAGATACGGCTCGGCCTTGTCGTAATAGGCCTTGCGGCCCTCGCGCTGGAGGATGAGAGTCGCGCGCGGCAGCCGGCGAACGCGGCGGTGGAACGCGGTGACCGACGGCGCGTCGGTGACGTCTCCCGCGTGCGCCTCCGCATATATAATGAGTGCGCGCTCGTAGGCGAGCTGAACCGAGGGCTGATTGAGATCGAGGTACACGCCGAGGAACGCGAGCCACAGCTCCTCCGGTATCATCGTCTCCGGTCCGCCCCAGCGCGGGAGGAGGCCGTCGATCCCGAACGCGGCGTAGCGATCCTTCCAGCGCCAGAGGGTGCGCACGGGGACGCCCCAGGCGGGGTTGACCGCGGCCTCGAGGGGGACGGCCATCTCCGCGGTGCGGCGCTGCCAGGCATGGAGGAGCTCCGCGCGGTGCGTGGCGATGTTGCGATAGCGCTCGGGCGCCGAGGCGAATGTCGCATACGCCGGGCGGCGACGCCGGGGCTCAGGCAAAGCGGCCCCGGAGTCGCAGGCCGAGACGGCAGCCTGTGACTCCGGGTCGTCGGGGGTAAGCGCTGTACGAATGTCGTCGGGCAGTCCCACGACGAGGCATTCGCGGCGGAGGCCTCCGTTGCAGCGGACGAGGCGGGACGGCCACGCCTCCTGCTGCGCGCGCCGCATGATCGTCGTGCGCGGGATGCCCGTCGTGGCGGCAAGCTCTCTGAGAGAGATCGCGATCATCGTGATGTGTCTCCGGGTACGGTGCGATATGCCCAGCCCTCGGCCGCAGCGCGGCGCTGGAGGGTTTCGAGCGGGATGTGGGTCTTGGCGGAGATCTCTTCAAGCGTCACCGCCGGCAAGGACGCGCGGTAGTTGTTGAGCGCTACGCGTGCTTCTTCCGGCAGGAGGTCTACGAGGGCGACATATATAATGAGGCCGTCGTCGCGGCGCGGGGCGAGGGGCCAGTGCTTGCGCGCCGCGTAGCGCAGGAGCGCCCAGGGCGTGAGGTCGAGCGCCCGCGCGAGCTCGTCAAGAGTTACTGTCTGCCGGATCCCCCCGGTGGTCATGCTATGCGCGCCTCCGGGTGGAGGGTTTGACCGTCGCGACGGCGGGGAGCCCGGCGTCGCTCGTCGCCGTTTTCCGTCCCCGCCGCGCGGCGGAAGGCGATGCCCCCGCAGTGCGGGACTTGCGCCATCGATGGGCGGCTGTGCCAAAGAGCTTCTCCATAGAGACGTGGCACAGGGACGCGAGGAACTTCTCCGCGCCATATCCGTGCTCTTGGCCCTTAATAACAGCCTGAATGTGCGACCGGGGGACGCCGGCGGCTCGCGCGCATGCCGAGATGCTCATCCGGCGCGAGGCGAGCTCTCCACGAATAATGAGCTCCGCCCGCTTCTGCGACTGCTTCCGCCGGAACAAGGCGCGGCCGTGCACTGCCGGAGGTCGATAAAAGAAGTCAATCGGCTTTAACGTGGCGTCCGAGATCTTCGCGAGATCTTCGACCGTGGGCGTCGCCTGCCCCGCGATCATTGCCTCCAGGCCCGCTACTGAGAGTCCGGCCTCCCCGGCAATCCTGGCGCTCGATGACCCGCATGTCTTTACAGCCTCGCCTATCGCAGCGTGAGAAAACTCGCGGAATTCCGCGCAGGGGGCCTTGGTCGCGTCCGTCACATAGCCCCAGTAGAAGAATCCGACAGGCCTGCCGGTCACGCGCGAAATGTCCGCGAGGTCTGTCGCCAGGGGCAATGCAAGGCCGTTCCTCCACGCACGCACGAGCGCAGGCGTTCGTTTGATCTGCCGGCTCAGTTGGCTAATTCCTTTGCCGGTCATTGCCTTGGAAATCCGCTCGCCGAGAAACGTCGTCCCTATTGGCGTCCAGTCATAGATCACGGCCTCACGGCAGGGGAATTTCGAAACATATCTACCGTCACTCAATGCGGCCTCCTATACCTGTATAGTAGCACTCTTCTACGCCGCTTTGTCAAAAAAGAATCCGACCGACTTTCGTAGCGTCGCGGCGAGCCTGCCCAAATCTCTGACGGTGGGCGATGTCCTACCGCGACGCCAGTTTTTCAGCGTCTGCTCGGTGACATTGATCTTAGCCGCGAGCTCTCGCAGACTCATGTTGCCGCGCCCCTCATCGATCTTTCTCGGGTCGAACTTCATGCATTCCTCCTTTCTCCCGCGTAGCACTACTCTATATCGTATACCCCCATTCACCACCTTCAACAAAAAAAACTAAAATCTTTTCCAAAGGCAATCACCCCGGCTTGGGGTACAAAGTATACTTTCTGCGTCGAAGAGGATTAGGAGGCTGGCACTTTGGTCATGCGCGCCACGGAGAAGGCCCTCGGGCCGCTGCTTGAGGGGTACCGCCGCCGAGCCGGAGCGAAACCCGCAGACATTGCCGTCGCTGCGGGCGTATCGTATTCCTACGTGAACAACATCGAGAAGGGCCGATTTGTGCCTACGCTTGATAGGCTCAGGAAGATTGCCGTGTTCCTGAAGCTGAGCGAGGCCGAGACTCGATCCCTGGAATCCCTCCTCGCCATCGCGCGGTCTCGCCCCGATGTGAAGCACATCGTGCGTTCCGAACTCGGCGCTCAAGGCGCAGATCCACGTGGCATAACATGGCGCGTGCCGGCGGACGTTGCGGGTGACCCGCGCCTGTCTCGCGAGTGCGTTCGCGTTTACGGCGCATTCCTGGGAACGGGGATAACGGAGCTTCCCGCGCAGCAGGACGATGGCATGGAACCCTACATCGACTACTCTCCGCGACCCGCGGACTCTCTCGCAGTGCGGCTGGACGTGGCCTTCATGGGGATGGGGCCGACGCGATACATAATTGTCGGCCCGGCGTGTCGGCCAGCGCCGCGCGATGGTTGCGGGCTTATCGACATCGAGAATCGCGGCCTTCTTCTTGCCTCGTGGGAGTGCGCCGGCTCGCAGTGCGTGATCCAAGGCGGGGCATACGAGGTGAGCGTTTTTCCCAAGAAGGCCATCCTCGCGGCGCGACTCTTCTTCGCTCTCGCTTGAATGCCAACGCTCCTTGGTGTAAAATCCTTCCGTCCCCCTGAACTCTGACCCGGAGGTCTGGCATGAATACGTTCAGCCGCATTTGTCGAAAACATCACATGGCCCTCTATATTGTTGTCGCCCTCGCCGTCGCAATTGGCTCGGCAGGCGCGCTCTATTGGAGACATTATAGGGGGGGGCTCCGCGACGCCACGTCCTCTGTCCTTCTGGCCCATGTCTACGAGCTGCGCGCGATATACGTGGATGGACATGACCGGATCGCGCTTATTAAAGCCACCGCCATAGACTTAGGCGTTGGTAAAGAGACTCAGACGGCTTCCAACCGCGGAGCGGTCTATGCGCGAAGAATGACGTCCTTGGCCATCATGCGAGAGTTCGCTATGGCCGACGTTCCGATAGATGAGGTCGATGCTGCGGCCATAGCGGTATGCCCCGAGGCCGAGGTTGCGGCCCGCGTGTCGTCGATCTCATCCCGCACCGTTGGATCGTGGGAAACACTTCGGTCGCTTCGGCGGCGCGCACTGCACGTCGGGCTTTGGGCCAAACGCGAAATGCTCATGGAAAGCGTCGTCTGCGACATTGATTTCGTGCATGACGCGCAACGGGAGTCTAAGAACAACCTTGATAAGGTTGCGTCTCTCTCCGAGAAAATCGAGGATCGTGAAATTAAGGAGCAGCTCGGCGCTATTGCGGACAAAGCGCGGGCCCGCGGATCCCAAGATGTCGCCGATTCCGTTGCTAAGGTCAAAGGCGAGTTCAAACGCGAAGGTGTTACGGTAAGCGACCGCGAGGTCAGTCGGCTCGTCGACCTCGACAGTACGAGCCTCAGAGGGAGCATACGCATCATTATCGACAAGCAAATGATCAACTAAGAGATCCCGCACTGCAGGATCCTCAAGGGCCGCGTCTGACGCGGCCCTTGTCATTTACCTGCACATCCTATACGCCAACCGCCATCCCGCGTCAACCTAACGTTACCCGATATTTTGCCTTTTCTTAAAATGCCGCACCGAAAAAAGACGCTTCGCTCGGCATTTCTTAGGTTGACGACCCCCCTGCATGGAACCGTATAACTATCTTAGACGGTTCGAGCATTGCTCGTTATGGCTTTTGGAGGATTCGGAGATGCGCGGGTAAACGCGAGGGCGGGCGGGGGACCGGTGACGGTTCGCAACCCCGCCCGCCACAGTTTGCCCCGCACCGCGGGGATTTCTGGAGGGGGAAAGGGTGACACCAACGGTCCACGACGTCAACTGGATTCAGATCGCGCAGCTCGCGCTATCCATCCTCGGCATCCTCTCCTCGGTCGTCATCGCGATCATCGCGTTCCTCGCGCGGAGCTGGTTTGCCAACCTCACCGCGGACATCGCCGCCGTCCGCGCGGGCCACGTGGCGACGCTCGCCAAGATGGACCTGGAGCGCGAGGTCATCCGCAAGGAGCACCGCGAGGACGTCGCCGCGTTGCGGGGCGGCCTGGGCGACCTCGCCAAGAAACAGGACGATTCGATCCGGCGAGTCCACGAGCGAGTCGACCACGCGCAGACGGTGTTCGTCTCCATGTCCACCTGCGCGATGCACATGGACGGCCAGCAGACGTTCATGAAGTCGCAGTTCGAGGGCCTCCGCGAGGACTTAAGCGAGGTCCGCAAACTCATAACCGACTCCATGCGGGCACAGGGGACACAATCGTGAGCGTTCTATCGAGACAGATCCGGGGCCGGCTATTGCGGGCCCTTCACGCGGCAAAGCCCTTCTACCTGCGAGTCGATGCCCTCTACGCCGTCATCTGCGACGACGAGCTCCTCTGCACCGTCCACGGGGTCAGGGGCGAGATGCTCTACCTGGAGTCGAAGAACTACATCGACCGACTCGGCGCCGACCAGTGGCGCATAAACGCCCAGGGCGTGGACCTCGTCGAAGGCACCATTGGCCCCGATCCCGGCGTGCTCATCGAGGAGTCAAGGTAGATATGCCCCGCCGCACGCATAGCAAAATCAGCGAGCTCCCGGAGGCCCTTCGAAAGGCCGTCGAGGGGCTGTGCTTGAAAGGCCAAAGCTACGACGAGATCACCGCGTTCCTCACGGAGAAGGGCGCCACGATTGGCCGCTCGTCGGTCGGTCGATGGGGAAAGGATTTCTCCAGGCGCCTCGAGCAGCTGGCCCTCGCGTCGCGGCAGGCCGAGGCGATTGCCAAGACGGTCGGCGACAGGCCGGGCACCGAGCAGGCCGAGGCAACGACGAGGCTCGCCCAGGACGCGATCTTTAACCGGCTCCTGGAGCTCCAGCCCGACGACTGGGACGAGGTGAAAACCGAGGACCTCCTCTACGCCGCCGCGTCACTCGAAAAGTCCACCGTGGCGCGCGAGCGCCTGAAGCTAATCTGGATGAAGGAGATGGACGCCAAGCTGGAGCGCGACAAAAAGAAGGCGGCCGAGGAGATAGGCGAGATCGCCGAGGCCGGCGGGCTCGATGCGGACAAGATCGCGGAGATACAGGCAAAGGTTTTCGGCATCAAGGCCAAGGCGGAGGGACAGGGCTAATGGTCGCCTCCGCATTCGAGTTTAAGCAATATCAGCGCCGCGTCATCGAGAGCCAGGCGCGCTTCATGATCCTCCTGTGGGCGCGGCAGCTCGGCAAGGGCTTCACCATCGCCTACAAGGTCGTCAACGACGTCATGGCGCACGAGGCATCGGGGCGCGCGACGACGTGGATCATCATGGCCGCCTCTCTCCGCCAGGCGAAGGAAACCGCGCGCAAGATCCGCAAGTTTCTCCGCGCCTACGAGATGGCGACAAAGGCGCTTGGCGTCAGCTACTTCGAGGACGTGAAGCTCAACTCCTTCGAGTTCGAGTTTCCGAACGGATCGCGCATCATCACCGTGCCGGGCAACCCTGACACCGTCGCCGGCCTCACGGGCAACCTCATCTGCGACGAGTTCGCGCTCTTCAAGGACAATCGCGAGCTGTACAGCATCATCTTCCCGATCGTCTCTTCGAGCGACGATCTCAAGTTTTACATCACCTCCACGCCGCGCGGGAAGGACCTCTACTACGAGCTCTGCACCGCGCCCGACTCGATCTTCGAGATCCACAAGGTGACTATCGAGGATGCGGTGCGGATGGGCATGAAGCGCGATATCGCGCTCCTGCGCAAGGGCATGGGCTCAGACGAGGACGGCTGGCGACGCGAGTTCATGTGCGAGTTCCTCGACGAGGCGGAGGCGTTCCTCACGTTCGACCTCATCTCGTCGTGCGAGGACGCCCTGGCAGGCAACCCCGAGCGGGCCATCGTCGGCGGCCCGATCTACGTCGGCGTCGACATCGGCCGCAAGCACGACCTCACTGTGATCTGGGAGCTGGAGATCTCCGGCGACGTCGGCTGGACTCGCCGCGTGACGCGGCTCAAGAACGTCCCGTACCGCGCGCAGGAGGCATTTCTCCAGCAGGTGATGCGGCACCAGCGCGTGGTGCGCTGCTCGATAGACGAGACCGGTATCGGGGCGATGCTCGCGGAAAATCTCAGCCTCGATTTCCGAGGCCGCGTGGACAAGGTGACCTTCTCCCTCGCGACGAAGGAGGCGCTGGCCACGGCGCTAAAGGCCGAGTTCGAGGATCGCCGCCTGCGCATCCCCATCGACAGCGATACGCGCACGTCGCTCCACTCGGTTAAGCGCATCGCGACGACCGGCGGCAACTTCCGCTACGACGCCGAACGCAACGAGGCCGGGCACGCCGACGAGTTCTGGGCGCTGGCCCTGGCTCGCGATGCGTGGAAGGGCTCCAACGTCCTGCACCTCACCGGCCTGCCTTTGAACACCTACGGGCGCGACATGAGGAGGGCCGTCGGTGTCGCTTAACCAGTCCACCGTGCTCTCGAAGGTCAAGGCCCTCGGCGCGGCCGTCAAGGCCGGCTACACGACCTGGCGCAAGGAACTCACGACCGAGCGGACGACGGTTCCCGTCTCGACCGCGGGGCCCTTCCTGCGCGGCTGGGACCGCGAAGGCAACCTCCGCATGTACGGCGAGATGCGCCGCAAGGGCGAGATCAAGTTCCCACTCTCGATGGTCTTCGGCCCCCTCCGCACCGTCGAGTACTACCTCGACTCCGACAACGTCGACGCGAAGGAATTTGTGAAGACCAACCTCGACGAGATCTGGACAAACCTCTTCGACGTTGCCCTAAAGTGCATCCCGTGGGGCTTTATCGGCGGTGAAATCGTCTGGGAGTACGCCGACGGCAAATACCACGTACGGCGCGTCAAGGACCTCGATCCGCGTTTCACGACGATTCACAGCGACGAGCTCGGGCATTTCGCGGGGCTCTCCTACCGCGCCGCGGCGGTCGACCCGGAGCTGCCGCCGGAGAAGTGCTTCCTCTGCACGCTCAACAAGGAGTTCTCGAACCTCTACGGTGTCTCGCAGCTCGACGGCGCGATCGCGGCCTGGCGGAGAAAGCAAAATCACGAGCTCGCGACGGATCGGTATTTCGACAAGACCGCCGACCCGCCGATCAAGGGCCGCGCCCCGGGCGCCGTTCTCAAGGACGCGCAGGGCAACGACGTGAACTGCATCAAGGCCGCGGCCGACTCGCTCCAGGCGCTGCGCAGCGGCGGCACGGCCGTCTTCCCGTCGGACAACGGCCCCGACGGCAAGCCCGTCTGGGACGCCGAGTATATGAACGCGCCTGAGCGCGGCACAATGTTCGACGAGCATGACAGGCTCCTCCACACGGAGCTCATGCGCGCGATAGGCCTTCCCGACCTCGTCGGCACGCAGCACGGGACGGGCGCATACGCGCTCGGGGACATTCACTTCAGGATCTTCTTCAACATGCTCGACTCGATTATCGCGCAGATAATCGAGGCGATCCAGGAGCGCATCGTCGACGTCCTGGTCGAGGTAAACTTCGGTCCGAACGTGAAGGTTCGCCTCAAGATCAGGGGCCTGAGCGACGACACCAAGGAGCTCCTCCGCGAGATCCTCAAGGCCCTCATCGCCCAGGTCGCTCCGCCCAAGGAGCTCCTCGCCAGGCTCGACTACAAGTCGATGCTCGACGTCGGGGGCATCCCGACAATCGATGAGGACGAGGCCCTCGCGAATCTCGACGCGCAAAGCACGGCCGCCCAGGAGGCCGCCGCATCCGCCGCGGCCGCGGCCGCCGCGACGGCCAAGCCCGTCGCCGATGCCGCGCTTTCTCCCGCGCCGTCGTCGCAGCTCGCCGCCGTCAAGGTCGCGAGCCCGGCCCTCCCAGCGCTCGACGCCGCGCACGTCCAGGGCGACGCCCGCGCCGCGGCGATTAGCGATCTCGCGGACGCGGCCAAGACAAAGGCGCTTGCCTCCTGGCGCGACGCGGCCGACGTCCTCGCACTGCGGGCCGCCCAGGGCGAGCCGCTCGAATCAATCGACCTTTCCGGCGTGGCGACGGCGCTCCGGGCCGCGATGCTCCAGGCCGACGTCATGAGCCGCGCCCAGGCGCTCCAGGACGTCGAGGCCGCGGTGCGGGCTCACGGCGTCCAGATGCTCGCGGCGACGCCAGGCGATTCCGCGGGCGACCTCGACTACGACGCCGCGGTGAAGTACCTGAAGGCCAAGGGGGTCCTAAGCGACAGCGATCTTGCCGACATGGGGCAGCGCTATTCGCAGCACGCGTTCACGATCGCCGGCGTGGAGTCCACGACGCTTCTGGAGAAGGTCAAGGGCTATCTTGCCGACGCGATCGCGGCCGGCGCGACGAAGGGCGACACGGTGAAGGCCGTTCGAAAGGCCTTCGAGGATGCCGGCGTCGAGCCGCTCTCCGACGCGCATGCGGCGACGGTTTTCGATACGAACGTCCGCCAGGCGTATCACGCCGGGTGGGAAAACCTCATGCGCAATCCCGCCGTCACGCAATACGTGCCGGCGTGGCGATACCTCACCGCGGAAAACGACCGCGTCTGCAACGCGTGTGCCCCGCTCGATGGCCTTGTCTTCGCCGTCGACGATCCGATCTGGGAGCGCATCACGCCGCAGCTCCACTTCGGCTGCCACTGCACGCGCCAGGGCGTCGACAAGTGGGACCTTGCCGATGGCACATATGAGCTCAGCGATTCGTCGCTCGTCAAGAGCGTCGCATCGGCCGGCTTCGGCGGCAAGCCTGACCTCGGCGCGATCTCCGCCGCGGCGAAGGGGGTCGCGTAATGCCTTCGTCCGCATACGTGATCCTCGACGTCGCGCCCATGAGCGCTCGGCTCAGGAAGGGCGCGGAGTTCCTCGCCGGCAATGACGCGCTCTCGAAAGAGTGCCTCACCGCGCTTGGCGGCGTCGGTCTCACGCTGGAGCGCAACTACTTCGAGGCGCACTCGAAGCCGAGCGACGGCTTCTGGGCGAAGCTCGGTCCGGCGACGGTGATCCTGCGCAAGGGCGGCATGGCGCTCACGAGCGAGGCGGATATCGAGGCCAAGCGTGCGATGACGCCGAAGATGCGCGACACGCAATCCCTTCTCGATTCCCTCACGCTCGGCGGGACGCATAACGTTTTCGAGGTCGGCAAGGGCGTCGTCACGGTCGGCACGAACGATCCCCGCGCTGCGGTGCTTCATAACGGCGGCGAGACGGACCCGTTCGTTTTTGACGAGGAGAAGCGCCGCGTCTTCAAGGCTAATGTCCCGGAGCTCATCGGGGGCGGCCGCGCTCCGAAAGCAACGGGCAAGCTCCGACAGTGGAAGAAGCTCGGGCTCCAGTCGCCCTGGAACCCGCTGCACTTCCTGTGGCGTGGCATATTCCGCAAGTGGGAGCGCGAGGGCCGCCGCGGCCGCGTGCCCGCGCGGCCGATCATCGTCCCGCTCGACGACCGCGGCAGACAGAAGCTTATGACGATCCTGCGTGACTACATCCGCAAGGCATTTGGAGGGCGGTAAAATGGCAGACAAGGCGACGACTCCCCGCAGCGTGTGGCACCTGGCCGGCGTGGCGACGGTGGCGCAGCCCATCGGCGGCAACCTCTTTCTGAAGGAGGTCCTGCGCGCCGGCGAGAAGTGGGTTCATCCGGTTACCAAAAAGATCGTCAGCTTCACGCGCGACGAGCTCAAGGGCTTCGCCGACAACTTCCGCCGCATGACGTCTCAGAAGATCGACGTGCCCGTCCCTGACGGACACTCCTACAAGGCCGCCGATAACCGCGGCTTCACACGCGGGCTGCACCTCGACGGTGACGCCCTCATGGGCATCGTTGAGATCCCGGATGCGACGACCGCCGAGCAGCTCGGCAAGACGATCACCGCGGTCTCCGCGTCGATCGACCCCAACTTCACGGATCGCGAGGGCAATCACCTCGGCGCGGTGATCGAGCATATCGCGCTGACGCCGATGCCGGTCGTGACCGGGCAGGGGAACTTCACGCGTCTTACGGCCGATGACGGCGCCGCCGTCGAGGCCATTCAGTTGGATCGAGTTCCGGAGGAAACGGATATGGGAGACAAGGGTGCGGGCGGCGCCGCAACGCCGACGGTGGAGCAGCTCTCCGCCGAGAAGGAACAGTTGTCAGCGCAGGTCACCGCGCGCAATGCGGAGATCAAGAAACTTCGCCTCGCCGCTGTCGACGCGGAGGTCGAAGGGCTCCTCAAGGAGGGCCGGATCCCGGCCACCGACGAGGCCAAGTCCGCGGTGCGGGCGCTCCTGGCCGCCGACGGCGGCGACACGCCCAAGCTCCAGCTCGCGGCAAAGGGCTCCGACGGCGCCGCGACCACGGTTGAGAAGTCGCCGGCCGAGGCGTTCAGGCAGTTCCTCGCCGCGATCCCCAAGGGCAGGATCTGCCCGGTGGGGGAAGCGACGAAGATCGGCCTCGCGGCCGGTAAGCCCGGCTCGGGCGAAGGCACGGAGCATCTCTCCGCGGAGGACGAGAAGGCGGACAAGCAGGCCAAGCTCAACCTGGCCGCGGCCGGCATGAAGCCCGCCGGGGAAAAGTAGCGCCAGTATTTCCGATAGCCGCCGCGGGCGGCCGGCAAGAGAAGCTTTTAACACGGAGGTAGACTCACAATGAGCATGCTCGGAAGACCCGGAGACCTGCCCGCGCTCGGGCAGATCACCGTACAGCCCGGCGAGTTTCTCGCCAATACCCACATGGTCCTCGCGCTGCCGATCACGATCGACTCCTCGGCTCGCGACGCGCTCCAGGCGGACGGCTCTACGCCTCGCACCCCGACGACACAGCTCCGCCGCGGCCTCGTCATGGGCAAGATCACCCAGAGCGGCAAGTACGCGCAATACAACGACTCCGCGCAAGACGGCACCGAGGTCGCCGTGGGGATCCTGCGTGATTCCGTGAGCGTCCTCGACGTCCTGGGAGCGGCGTCGGACGCGCTCGGCAGCATCGTGATTTTCGGGATGGTCGTCGCGCACAACTGCTACGGCCTCGACAGTCCCGGCAAGGCCGACCTCTCGCACATCATCTTCGTTTAGCGCGCGGGGTGGTACTGGTAAGACTGACGTAGTTTTTAACTGACGCTAAGGACAAGGAGCGATCGCAATGACCATAGACATCCACGCGGACCTGCTGGAGGTCCTCGGCTACAGGGCGCTGACGCGGACGGTTGAGCTTTTCCCGTATGTGCCGTCCGTCATCGGGGAGCTTTTCCCCCCGGAGCCCATCCAGGGGCAAAGCGCGTCCTGGGACATCTTCGCACGCGGCCGCGGCGTTGCGGCCCCGAACTCGCCCAGCGGGCAGGCGCACGTTAACCGGCTCGAGAAGGTCGGGCGCGGCACCTCCGACATGATCACCCTCTTCGACACCAAGCCCCTTCCGGGCTCGATGCTCAACAAGCTGCGCGAGGAAGGCACCCTCGAAAAGGGCTCTCGCGGCAGGATCACGCGCGAGCTCTCGACCCTCCACACGACGTACATGCGCACCCGCGATTTCTATGCCTTCCAGGCGCTCGCGGGGCAGATCGTCGTCAACAACGCGGACATCAAGTTCACCGTCGATACGAAGGTCCCCGCAACGCACAAGGTCAGCGGCGCCAAGGTCTGGTCGGACACCTCCGCCGATATCATCGGCGACCTCACCCTCTGGTCGACGCTCATCTCCCAGGACTCCGGTCTCATGCCGACGCGGGCGTTCGTCAACTCCATCACGATGGGGTGGATGATGAAAAACGTCGGCGTCCAGAAGTTCCTCGGCCAGCAGCAGTACGCCGTGCAGGTCGGCCAGGAACGCTGGATCGCCCGCATCGCGGCGCTCAACTTCGTGCGCGAGGACGGCGGCTACACGGACGACGACGGGGTCTTCCACAAGTGGATCCCGGACGGCGGCGTGCGCATCGTCCCGAGCGACATCGGCTGGGCCTCGATGCAGACCGGCACGACGGACGTCCCGGACATCTCCGGCCAGACGATCAAGGAAGTGGCCGCGCCTGCCGCGTGGTCCTCGGTCGGCGAGAACCCGCCGATGCTGAATCTCTACGAGCGCGACGCCTTCTTGCCCGTCATCTACATCCCTGCGGCGGTTGTCGTCGCCGACGTCTCGCAGGCGCTGCCCACGTAGGCGGCAGAGCCGCTTAGACCGTGGCCGCTCGTTGGCGGCCCATGAATGACGAAGACGGCCCGGCGATAGAGCCGGGATGAAGTGAAAACGAAAGTCTCCAACAAGGGCGCCCGCCACCGGGCCTCCTTTCTCGGGCCTGCCCCGCGCGTGTCGGCGCGCGGGGCGGGCCTCTCTAAAAAAGCGGGTCCGACTGGGACGGTAACGATGGACACACAGAGCGCAAGCCAGATAACGGTCGACGACGTCGAGATGGATTTCTCCGACGCCGCCTCCGTATCGACGGCCGAGGCCGCCCTGGGCGGAGGCTCCCGCATCGCGATAGCCCTCGCCCCGGACGGCTCCGCCATAGGCTCGCTCGTCTACGATCCATCCCTCGCCACCATCGACGATCTCAACGCCATGCTCGACCAGGCGCAGGCAGACTACGAGGACGGCAACCCCGCGCCGCCGGAGCTCAACAAGACGCAAAAGCAGCTCGACTCCGCGCAGCCGAGTTACGCGCTTCTTGTCGCCGACGATAACCCCCTGGCGGGAGAGCTGTAGATGGCGACGACGCTTTTCTCCAATAGCCTTTTCTCCGGGAGTACTCCCTGGGGATTCGCCTCGATCACGACGACCGGCTCCGGCGCCGCGGGCGTGATCACGCCAGGCTTCGGCGGCAGCGACCGGGCGTTTCAGATATCGACGTCGTCCTCGGCCGGCACGGCCTTCGGCACGAAGGGATTCACCGCGCTCGGCGCCGGCAAGGCGATCACCGCGGCGATGAAGCTCGCGGTATCGGACACCGACGCGACGACGTGGAAGCATCTCTTCCGCGCGTTCAATACCGCCAACCAGGCTGGCGTTTACATCCAGGAGGAGTACCACTCCGCAGACAGCAAGCAGTCGATGCGCATCGGCAACAACACGACCTGGGCAAACGGGAGCGCGGCGCAGGACCTGAGCGCCTACGTCGATATCCTCTTTGAGATTCTCCTCGGCACGGGCACCGCGGGAAAGCTCCGTCTCAGCGTCAACGGCAGCGTCATCGCCTCGAACCTCGCGATCAACACGCTCCCCAACGGCAACATCGACGAGATCCTCTTCGGCTGCACGCAAAAGAATATGGGCTACGCCAACTACGACAACATTCTCGTCACCGACGCGATGCCCTCCGACTGGGCGACGATCAAGACTCCGCCGTGCGTGCTGCACAAGGAGCCTCTCTAATGGCTACGATCAAGAACGCGGCGGGCACGCTTTTCTATCAAGCCTGGGACACCGTCAACAACGTCTGGAAAACCGGCGACGCCGCGCAGCACGCGATCTCGCTCATCAAGGACGGCTCTCGCGCCGCGGCCAACGGCGCCGGCACCGAGGTCGACGCGACGAACTGCCCCGGCTGGTATAAGGTCGCGACGCTCCAGGCCGAGATGAACTACGACTCGGTCATCGTCTGCGGCAAGTCCTCGTCGACGGGCATCATCATCGTCGGCCAGGAATATCGCCCCGTCCTCCTCGGCTCAGACGGCAAGGCCGCGCTCTCGACCGACGCGCAGGACCTTAGCAGCACGCTCTCCGTCAACGCGAAAAATATCGCGGGCTCCGCCGCGGCAAACCCTGTCGCCGCGAACGTTACGCAGGTTAACGGCAACGCACACACCTCCGCGGTCAACGGCCAGATCGTCGCGACGCTCGGCGCCGCCCAGGCGGCCTATGCGCCGGCGAAGGCCGGGGACAAGATGGACCTCATCGACGCGCCTAACGCGACGGCCGTTACCGCTATCGTGGCAGGCGTGTGGAACGCGCTGACCGCGACGTACCAGGCGGTGAACTCCTTCGGCGCGCTTCTCGCGTCAAAGCTCGACGCCGCGATCTCCTCGAGGATGGCGACGTTCACTTACACTGCGCCCGACAACGCCGACATCGCGAGCATCAAGGCCAAGACCGACAACCTGCCGGCAGACCCGGCCTCGAATACGCAGGTCAATACGCGCCTGGCGTCGAGCTCCTACGTTGCCCCGGACAATACCGACATCGTAAGCATCAAGGCGAAGACCGACAACCTGCCGGCAGACCCGGCCTCGAATACGCAGGTCAATACGCGCCTGGCGTCGAGCTCCTACGTTGC